CTATGCCGAGCCTATCAAATCTCCACATGGAGAACATCTTGCCATCGTTGCCCACATGGGATTCAACGAGTTCCTGCGGCCCACCCATCCGGGCAACTACCGCTTTCTTGATGCTCCCCTCTGGGAGTGCGGCGAACCACGCATCCAGAGAGCCATACATCAACTCCGCTGACCGCAGTTCTAAGACCATGTCCGTAACGGCACTTTCGATCTCCTTGTTGAATACATCGGCTTGCTCTTTGAACTCCGCTATGGTGGGAGGGAACTTACAAACTCGGCATAGCTTGATAAGTGCCTGCTGACCTGTCCAGAAGTCGATCTCCGGGAGGCAGGTCGTCCATAGCTTGATGGTGGGTGCCAGTTTGGCGGTGCCGCCTTTGAACATTTCGGCGTTGGGCCAAGCCAGCATCATGATCGCAAAGAGTTCCGACATCTCTTTGTTGGTCATAAATCTTCCTCCGCCTCAAACATGGCGTGTACTGCCATGAGGTCATCCACCACCGCATTTTTCTTCTGCGCTGTGGATTGATTGTCCTTGAGGGGGTAGACATCCAACCAACAGTTTTTGATGCTCTGTTCGAGAACGGGGATCCAGATAGAGGGGTTAAACTCACGCTGTAGCTTATTGACAAGCATCTTCTTTGCTCTGTCCGTCATGGGCTTCTTGACGCTCTTACGCATCTTCTCAAAGTCATTCAGGGCATCGAGCAAGTCGGTGTCGTCACCAGCCAACTCAGAAAAGGCGTCAGCCTTTTTCTCTTTACCTCTTGTATCTGATCTCTTATCTCTATTCTCTGTACTCTTATCTCTATCTCTAATCTCTGGTGTAACAATGTTCGCACTTTGTTCGCCATCTGTTGCAGGTGGTGGAAGCTCATTGTTACGGTTAGCTCGTGAACTTCTCATTCGTGCCGCAGCATCCGTTTCGCTTCCCACAAGGTTTTCGTGGTCGGTCATGACCAGGGTACCGTCCACATCCTCGTATATGAGACCCACTTGGCGATAGAGATTGAGGGCAACACGGATGGTGTCGATGGAGAACCACTTGCAGTCACGCTGGATCTTTTCGACATCGAACGGAATGATGATTTCGCCGATCTGCCGGGACAGGCGACCATCCGTGTTGATTGTTTTGAGGCAGAGCATCTGGTAAAGGACAACATAATTGGCACCGTCAGGCTGGGACATAAAGTAGTCGATTGTATCGCTGGTCATAAAGCTCTCCTTGAGCTTCATCCAGTAATACCGTTTGCCTGTTGCCATCGGTCACCCCTCCTTAGAACGGCAGCTGTGCGTCATCATCCTCCAGTAACGCAAAGTCGCTGTTCGGCTGGACATAGCCGGGAGGATTACTGGGTGCGCTATAACTGGGAGCGTTGTAGCCGCCGGGTGCATTGTATGGGTTGCTGCCGTAGGAGCTGCCGGAGTTATCGCCATCCTTTTTGCTGTCGCCGAAGTATACGCTTTCAGCGATGACCTCAGCAGAGCGGCGTTTATTGCCGTCCTTGTCCGTCCAGGGGCGGATCTGGAGCCGGCCGGAAACGACAGCCATGCGACCTTTCGTGAAATACTTGGAGACGAACTCTGCGGTATTCCGCCAGGCCACGCAGTCAATGAAGTCAGTCTCTTTCTCGCCGCTGTCCTTGCCGGAGAAATCCCGGTCAACGGCGAGGGTGAAACTGGCAACCGCTGTTCCGCTGCCGGTTCTCCGAAGCTCCGGATCACGGGTCAAGCGACCCATGATCGTGATTGTATTAAGCATCGGTTTCTACCTCCGGGGCATCAGAACTCGGCTCACAGCCAGTTATAACCGGGTCAACGAGGCGAGAAACGACCTCCACAACATCATCCACGAGGGTGATCTTTTTATCGTCCGCATGGGCTTCCATGATGACGCTGAGGTATGCCCGGGAGGTGACCAGCTCGGTGTACTCCTCCGTGCTGATCGTTACGGTGCCGGGGATTGCGACACAAATTCCCTTATCCATGAAATCTTTCCTTTCTGCAGATCTGAATTACTGCTTTGCACTGACCAACATCGAACATTCCGATATGGGTCTTTTCCACAGGTAGGCCCATCTGCTCCGCCAGCCACGCATAGGCTGCGTTCCGGCGGTGCTTGAACCTGCCATACTTCCAGAGGGGGTCAAAGGCTGCGTGTGCTTCTTTCTTCCAGTACCGCAGCTGGGCATTTGCCAATCTGCCAAGAGGCTTATCGGAACCCTTATGGACACCAACATAGGCCATGCAGTTTCGGCACAGGTAAATCATGCCGTAGCTCTTGCCGTAAATTACCTTGCTGTCGACATACTCAGCCTTTCGACCGCAGTAGTCGCAATGAACTTTTCTCATAATGCTTTTTCGTATCCCTCCAATCGTGCCAGCTGATCCGGGGTCATGGTTTCAATGCCGAGACCTTTTGCGACATAGATCGTACCGTCGATCAGACGAGCCATTTCCTTGCTGTCCAAGGTGTGGGTCTGCTTGTAGAACAGGTAGCAATCGTATTCCCGGTCATTGACTTCCATCGACTTGTACCATTTGGCGTACGGGTAGAATTCTTCGATGTTGGTGTTCTCTGGCACCATGGCTCCGAGAACACTTCCGGTTTCATCGGTGGCCAGGGTGCCATATTCAAGCACCATCATCTTTTTGACCTCGTCATTGCCGAGGCGCTGGGCCTCGGCTATTTTGTTGACGAGTACATGGAAATAAGCATTGGCGTTTTTGCTCCGGGGTTCTCTCCACCGTTTGATTTCCACGCTGATGTCATAATCTTTGAGGTTGTCAAACGATTGCGTGAAGTCCGAAGTAACCGTTACGGTGATATGCTGTTCGCCACGGGCACCAAAGGTTAGGTCTTTGAGCCGTCCTTTCATTTGGCTAACCAGTGCTGTTTGTACAGCTCCATGTAGCCGGTGGCAGTGAGCCATTCCAGGAACTCTGCAATAACCGGGATGATGCTCCGGGTTTCGTCCCTCCGGTAAGGCTCAGGCCAAACGCCGCTGCCGTTGCTGGCTAAGTAGGTGAAGGTATTCGATTCTGGAACCAACTCGAAGTACATGGGGTGCTGGGTGCTGTCGAAGTATTTACCAGGGTCGTAGTTCTTGGTAAACTTCACATCGAAGATCTCACCGGCCCTCAGCCAATCCAGCCGACCATGAAGCAGAATTGTAAAGCCATTCACTTCGATCTGCCGGTTGATCTTGACCTGCGGCACACCGCCGATGACACGGTTTGCCACATTGACAGCGGCTGCGTACCACTTGTCATCGGGATCAGCGGTGCCACCGACAACGGCATCCACCAAGTTCTCGAAGTTGATGCCGTTCCACATGGCCTCGGTGGTCTCCGTGGGCTCCCGGCGGAGGACTTTCAAAAAGTCGCCCAGCGGGTCACTCTCGGTGGTAGCATCCTCGTAGGGATTTTCCTTGAGACAGTACATCCAAGAGGACAGAAGTGAGTGGGTCATAAGATAGCGGTCTGCCATTATCGGGCCTCCTCCAAGTACAGTTCGGAGACATGGAACAGGAAACCGAGGCCTCCGATCTTGCCGTAAAGCACTTCGTTATCGGTGGGGACACAGCCACGCAAGCCAGTACGGAAACCGTAAGCCATAGCAGCAACATTACCATCGGAGATCATCCAAGACTTGCCGGTGACATTCTGCCACCAGTCCTCAATGACGAACTCCTGGTTACCCAGGTCCATCCTGCTAAAAGGATCCTTGCCGACATCGGGCTTGGTCTTAACCACAGCACCGGCGTAGGGGCTGCGAGGTCTAACATCGAACATTACTTTCCCTCCTCTTTGGGCTTGGGGGTGTACTGCTTGAGCACCTTATCCCACATAAGATCCAGAGCCTTGATCTGACCGTTGAAAGCAACGCTCAATTCCTTTTCGGAAGTAAGGGCGTGCTTGATAGCCTTGATCTTGGGGAGAGCGGCGGTGGCGGTGTCGGCATCAACCACGGTGGCAATGATCTGGTAGCCCTCGGTCATTGCCTCGTCGTAGGCTGCCTTTTCCTCAGCCGCCTTTTCGGCTTCCCGGGCAGACACAGCGTTGTACTCCTTGAACAGCTTGGACAGGAAATCATTGGGAACACCGGGGGTCAGTTCGGGGACGGGATACACACCGTGAATACCACGGGTGCCCTTGGCGAAGTAACGCTCACAATTGGAGAAGCCGATGGTACGCTGGTTGCCGCGCATCTCCATGAAGCCGCCGAGGTCCATAACCTCCCATACGGAGTTCTTGGAAGAACCCTCAGCCTTGATGCGGAGTTTGGTATCGTCGCCGTCCTTTTCTTCGACGGTGTGGAACACGATCACGATGTGCTTATCCAGCTGATAAATAATGTGGTCAAGGAACCGCTGGAACTCCTTGCCAAGCCAGCCGTAGCCCTTGAGGGAAAGGCTACCGTCACGCTGACCGTACTTGGGTTCGATGGTCTTGCCGTACTGACCCATGATGGTCAGCAGCTTACCGCCGGTGTCGACCACGATGGTCTGGAATGCTGCCAGGTTCTTCTTGACGATCTGCAGTTCCGCTTCATTGCAGCCGATGCCGAGATCCTGCCGGAGTTCCTTGTAGTCCCGGGGCTGGGCCACACCTGCGGCCAGATTGAGGACATCACGGTTGATACGCTCAGCGGAAAGGTCGACGTCGATGTACAGAGGGTCGGGAGCGGACAGTGCCAAAGTGGTCTTGCCGATGCCAGGGAAGCCGGCAATGAGGATGCGGACTTTCTTATCGGAGAAAGTCAAGTTTTCGGGTTTTACGATCATTGGGTTATCTCCTTTCAGTTGTGAACCGTTCTTGTGACGGTAATAATCTCATGGCAGAACCGGTGGAAGTTGCCATCGGGACCGGCCATGCGAGTTTTCTTGAACTCCTCCTCGGTGTAGATGGTGGAGCAGTTTACGATCCCCTCAATCTTGTCGGGGTGGTACATACGAAACACCGCAACGGCGATTTCCTCATTGGGTGCCACGATCTCCGTCCAACCGCCGTAGAACGGCTGGCCCTCGGTGCCGTAGGTGAAATAGAACTTCATGGGTTACTCCTTTTCCGGGAAGCACTCGTCAGCTTCCCATGCATCAACGGATTGGATACAGGCATTGCATCCGAGGCATGAGCCGTCCGCTTCTCTGTAAATGGTTTCGCACTCCTCGCCGCAGACAGGGCAATGAGGATATGTAGGTTCCTTGCCGTCCGGGTGGCCGGTGGCTTCCATATTGGCGATCACAGGGTGGTCGGGGATTCCGGGCATGTTGCACCTCGCAATTTCTTAATCAATGCATAAAGCCAAGCCTGCACTGACGGGTATTCGTCCTGCTCGACTTGGCTTTGCAACCACTCAAAGTCTTTTTCCGTCATTCGGAGGGTGACTTTCTTGCCGAGCTTACGCTTATAGTTCTCGCCCTTGCGAACCGGCTTGCTGTCCAGTTTGATGTCGTAGGCCTCGCAGATGATGCGGAGGACATCGGGATGGGGCAAGCAGCCGTATTTATCGTAGGACTCACATTGGCTCATGATCTGGCGGGTGAACTTTGGGAACCGGCTCTGCACCAGCTTCGACAGGTCTTTGGCCTGCACACCCGTCAGCTCACGAACTTCACGGAGACGGAAACAGTCATTGACATTTGGAAAAAGATTTGATAGACTATTCTCGTCATTAGCATTGACAACTTGTGAGGGCATCTCCGCGGCATCGGAGGTGTCCTCATTCTTTTTGCAGTCGCAACTCTCGCACGGGTCGAGGCTTGCACCGCAATCGGGACATTCTTTGAATTTCATTGGTTCTCCTTTCTTAGTGATACTTGGTGACGCTGCCATTCTTGGCGGTGTAGCCATCGGGGAAGATCAGCCACTGATAGAGGACACCCCAGCAGGCGATAAAACCGGGGACAGCAAAGATTCCCAGAACAATGACCAGCGTGTCGGGGCGCAGACACACAATGGCGTACAGCAGAGCCGACAGCAACAGCATAATGCACGCGGTCACAGTCTTTCCTTTTCTCTTACTCATAACATCCACCTCCTTGCATTGCGGCCTTGGCCGCATTTCTTTTTGCCAGCCATGCCTGGTACCGTTCTTCCTCACCGGGGCGGGAAAAAGTATTACGGGTCAGTTCCAAGGCGAACTCCGCCAACTGCCCTCTCTGGTACTCTGGAATGGCATTGACATCGATTTTGACCGAGCAAATACCGACCGGCTGAAATACGATGTTCTTACCTTTCGGTGTCCTTTGGGCACTCGGTTCTATTGCCACAGTTTGCGACACCGGCATATTCTTCACCTCCGTAAACCGTCATTGTCGCAAAACTTACGCCCGGCGTAAGTTGGGGGCAAAAAAAACGCGACCGGAAGTCTCCGGTGCCATTTCCAGAGTAGCGGAGAGTTTCTCCATAACTTCTGCAGAGGGGCGAGCGGTGCCATCCAGCACTTTACCAAGGGTATTTCGGCTGATATTTGCGTCTTTTGCCAAAGCGGAAATGGTATTGTAGCCCTTTTCCACCATCAGCTTGCGCAGGGCAATGGTATCCACGACATAGTTCTGCATTTGCATCCTCCTTTCTTTGTCGGTCGAAAACTTACGCGGTATGTAAGTATATTAACACCGACCTGCCCCATTGTCAATACATATTGCGAAAGTTTTTTGAAAAAATGCACAGTTTTTATTGCATTGTGCGTAAGCCTGTGATAGAATACCTATATAACAAAGAAGAAAGGGCGTTTCTTATGGCTAAGATACACGCACGAATCAAAGAGCGTAGGGAGGCCGTTGGCCTCACCCTGGCGCAGCTTGCCGAGATCACCGGCGTAAAGGAAGCTACTGCCCAGCGTTGGGAAAGTGGCAACATCAAGACGATCAAATACGAGACTGTCGAAATGCTGGCAGAAGCTCTGCATTGCACTCCTCAGTATCTTATGAGTTGGGAAGACGAAAAGCCCGCCACCACAAGTGATGCCGGGCTGTCCGATATTTCTAAACTGTTCACCGAACTGTCTCCTGATAATCGTGCCAAATTGCTTGAACTTGGTCACCTCTTTTTAGACGCTCAACGCAAAAGCGAATAAAATCCGCAAAGGAATCCTCGGTCTGCGCAGCACTGGCCTGTTCCGCCATTTCATAGAACTCGCGGAACTGTTCAAATTCGTACTTTGTCATTTTGGGCAGCTCCTTTTCATTAAGATGGCTGTCGACAGTATAGCAATTATATCACACAGCACGATGAATTGTAAGATTTGATATAAAATAACAACCGCACTCGCTCTTTCGACACGATCTGCGGCATCACAAATATATGGAGGATAGACCCATGGCAAACATCTGTTGTCCCAAATGCGGAAGTGATAGCATTGACTTCCAAGTTCAGCAGGAGACCAAGAGCATCACCAGGACCAAGTCCAAGTACCACGAGAAAGGCCACGGTTGCCTGTGGTGGCTGCTGATCGGCTGGTGGTGGTGGATCATCGACCTGTTCCTGTGGCTGTTCCTGTCCATTCCCCGTGTCCTGCTGCACATCGGCAGAAAGAAGAAGTATGTAGGCGATTCCAAAAGCACAACCAAGAACAAGGTACAGTACAAGACCGTCTGTGTCTGCCAGAATTGCGGTCATAACTGGGTGAAGTAATCAGACCATTTTCGTGACCTCACGAAAATGATAGGAAAGAGAGGTGGCATCTTTGGCAGCTCCTAGGAATACAAAGCGTGGCAGAAAAGCCGAGGCCGAAACCATTGGTGTCATCTACGCCCGGTATAGCAGCCACAACCAAAAGGAAGAGAGCATAGAGCAGCAGGTGGAGGAATGTACCGCTTTCGCTCTGGCGAATAATATCCGGATCATTGAAGTCTATGCAGACAAAGCGATCAGCGGCAAAACGGACAAACGAAAGAATTTCCAGCGGATGATGCGTGATGCCGAGAAGCAGAAATTCACGGTGGTAATTGCGTACAAGTCCAACCGTATTGCCCGGAATATGCTCAATGCTCTCAGCTACGAAAACCGCTTGGAGTCCTTCGGTATCCGCACCCTCTATGCAAAAGAGGAGTTCGGCGATACCGCCGCTGGCCGCTTTGCACTCCGCACGATGATGAATGTCAACCAGTTCTATTCCGAAAACATGGCTGAGGATATTCGCCGCGGTATGGCTGACAATGCTGCAGATTGCAAGGTCAATGGTCGGCTTCCCCTCGGATATAAGAATGTTGGTGGTCACTATGCTATTGATGAAACTACGGCTCCAATCGTCCGAGAAATTTTCGAGAGGTTCTTGAATGAGGAAACCTTCGCCAGTATTGCCACCGATCTGAATGGTCGGGGAATCAGAACCAGCTATGGAAATCCGTGGAATAAGGGGAGCTTCCATCGGTTATTGCAGAATGATAACTATATCGGCACATACCGTCATTCCGGTATCGTAAAAGAAGATGGCATACCTGCGATCATCACC